TCTTAGGGGAGAACTCCTCCCCTTTGCCCTGCGTATTCAATCATTCTTACGCTATGACGCACCCGCCCTGTTGTACAGCGGGCCGTGTGTCGAAAGCGATGATTGGATATACACAAAACAACTTGTCAACATCGTTCTGGTTGAAACCTAGGGATTTTATCTGCTTATAAAAAGATAAACACTTCTTAAACCCCATTGGTTTAAGAGTCGGTCTCAGGGATACAGCGGAGCGGATCGTTGACTTTATATCAAAACTCAAAGACGACGGGGACTGTCGAAACGTTCGTCCGATTTTATTGATATTAGGGTTTAGCGCACATATGACTAATACCCTACTTATAAGTGCGTCAGTGACGTCTTCAGGATTCATGCCGCCACTACTCATTTCACAATCTCTAAGTTCCTTCAGCGCTTGGCGCAAGGCGATCGATGTGTCATGAGGCATACAAGAGGTTTTCCACTGATGTGATAATTCCAGTTGGGTACTCTTGAATGTAGCGGCGGCCCTACGGTACAAGGGCGGAGGGGACCTATATGGTTCCAGTCCACACCCCCCAAGTTCCTTCGGCCAAAATAAAGGGAGACGCATATTTTTTAACTGTCTAAACGCTTCTTTGTGCAAAAACTCGAGAGTTGGTAAAATATGCCTTCTCTGCCAACTTCTAGCGTCAGCAAAAGCATTGTTGTGTGCATCCGGTAAAGTTAACCACGTGGGTTTCAAGATATCTCTTGGTCGACCATTAAAATCTAGCTTTTTACATAGAGTAAGAGTACTCATTCGTATTCTTTTAAATTTGATGATCTTCCTCGAAGAAATCTTGTTCTCCATAGGGATAACTTTATAGGTGTAGATATTCTCACAAAATAGCCCAGCTACGTTCGATACAAAGGATTTCTTTTCATTAAGAACAAGACCCACGGCCTTTACGTTCCTTTTGTATCGCTCGATCCGCTCTGCAGACCAAAGTGCAAGGAGATCATCACCATGTATGTCGTGATGTCTCTTGCGATCGTAGGAGTTATTCTCGAAGTCCACGCTAGCGCAAAGATCATTAATAATATTTAAAATCGGCCAGACTAGAGGCAGCCCCATTAATATTCCCGTCTCATTAGTAAATTCTTTTTCGACCCCTTTCG